CAGTTGCAGCAAGTTTTGTTGCTGTTGCAGCGTTACCAGTAAATGCACCAACGAAAGAAGTAGAAGTTAAAGCTCCTGTCGAAGGATTGTAAGTCAACCCTGTATCTGTTTCTGCACCTTTGCTACCTGTTGCCGCATCTACAAAGAGTGGATAAACAGTCTCGTCTGTAGCGTTATTTGCTGTAACTGTGAATTGTGTTGCGAGTGCTGCTGTCGTTGCTGATGTTGCTGTTGCAGCATTGCCAGTCAAAGCACCAGTGAAGCCAGTGCTTGTCAACATTCCTGTCGAAGGATTATAAGTTAAACCTGTATCTGTTTCTGCACCTTGAGATCCTGTTGCTCCATCAGCAAATAGTGGATAAACAGTTTCATCAGTTGAATTATTAGCTGTAACTGTAAACGAGGTTGCTAAAGCTGCTGTTCCTGAAGTGTCTTGAGTACCAGCAGTGTTAACCCCTGCGAGATCAATATTTGCTGAACCGTCAAAACTTACACCACCGATTGTGACCGCAGAAGCAAATTTTGTTGCTGTAGCTGCGTTGCCTGTTGTGTTTTGGTTGCCAGCAGCGTTAACGCCTGGTAGATCTATATCCGCAGTGCCGTTAAAACTAACCCCACCTATTGTTCTTGCTGTTGCAAGTGCTGTTGCTGTATCTGCGTTACCAGTCAGATCTCCAGTTACATTTCCAGTAATTGTTCCACTTACAGTTAAAGCAGTAAGTGTCCCAACCGATGTCAGAGAACTCGTAACAACATTAGAAGCAAGTGTCGTTCCAGTTAAATCTCCAGCAGCAGTATTAGTTGTATCAGTTGACCATTCAAGAGTAGTAGGGGTGCTGGCATTAGCCTTAAGGACTTGGTTGGCAGTTGGTGCTGTAGCGGGAAGAGTTAATGTGACATCAGCCGCAAGAGAAGCCGCCGCTTTAAGAGCTATATAATGATCGCCTCCCGCATCTTCCTCTCTAAACCTCAATTCTTTTTCATCATCGAGCGTTAAATTTCCCGTTAGAACACCGCCTGTAGTAGCTAATGCTGCATTTGCTGTTGTAGCAGCAGCGTCAGCAGCATCCTTTGCAATCTTTACAGCAGCAGGAGTAGCGGCTGTAGTTGCAGAAGTAGATGTTGCACTATCTGTTAATTGAAGAACACCAACTGCACTTGTTGTTCCAGTAGTAACTTTTGAACCTGTTATTGCAGCCGATCCAGAAATATCAGCATCAACAATTGCACCAGCAGCAATAGAAGTAACACCTGCGTTAGTTATTGCTATATCACCTGTAACTGCTACTGCTGTTGGAACATTTGATCCATTACCAACAAGAATTCGAGCAGAAGTTAGATCGGCTAATTTTGTAAACGCAATCGCAGCATCATCATTTATATCAGCGTTAACGATTGTTCCATCAAGCAACATTGTGCTATTAACAGTTCCAGTATCTCCAGTTGTAATTACTGTTCCAGTTACATTAGGCAAAGTAATAGTTTTGTCTGACGTTGTTGGATCAGCAACTGTTAATGTTGTCTCATAAGCATCAACAGTAGAACCTTCAAATACAAGGCTTCCAGTATTACCAATTAACACCTGACCTGTAAGAGTACCACCAGTTTTTGCTAGTTTTTCTGTTTCTAATTCTTGAAGTGCATCTTGCAAATTAGTCGCACTAAGTTGTCCATAAGGTGTGAAAGTTATATTGCTTGCGACCTGTCCAGCCACGGTCTGTGAAAGATCGACCTCGTTCCAAGATGATCCAGCACTATTTGTCACCCCTAAAATGTAATCAGGAGGAGCAAATGCGATAGCTGGAGCAGGAGAAGCTGGAGTTCCAGAACTCGAAACTACGACGTAAACGCCATCGGTAGTTGCTGAAGGAGTAGGTAGGTTAGATCCAACTGCCAAACCAGCCGCAATACCAGCCGAGGTCGTTGCAACCATCTGGCTTGTTCCAGCGTTATAAGTCCCACCAAATACAAGACTTCCTTTTGTAAGTGTGGTTATTGCTTGCCAAGCGTTGCCATCCCAGATGAACGCATCCTCAGAGACAGTATCAAAGAGAATTTGTCCTGAGAACTGGGCTGTTGGATAACCACTTTGAGCTATAGATTGAAAGACTGCTGTAGAAGCATTGCTTAGCTTTGTGCCATCAATAGAATCATTTGCAATTCTTGCAGTCCCAATTGTTCCAGAAGTTATTAATGCTGCACTGTGATTAGGTAAGTCACCAGAAGTAAGAGTGGTTAAAGTTGTTACTATTCCTTTTGCATTAACTGTAACTTTTGTTCCTGTTCCTGCTGTTACTCCAGAGTTGGAAACTGTAATTGCACCACTTGAATCAACCGAAAGTGGCCCACCTGTAGGGACAGAAACAGCACCAACGGTATTTGCAGTTGCAACAGGTAAATCAGCAGCGGCAAGAGTACTTGTTGCTGTTATTTGTCCAAAATTATTGAAAGTAACTTTTGTTGCTGTTGTTCCAGATATTGTTGCTGCAATTGATATGGCTCCACCCCCCGTAACAGCTAATCCCCCAGTACTTGATATAGAAACACCACCTACCGCTGATGTTGTAGCAACTGGCAAATCACTAGCCGCTAAAGCAGTTGAACCTGTTATTAAACCTTGTGCGTTGTAGCTAATTCCAGCAGACACCCCAGCCGAAATCGTATTATTAATTCCTAATTTTCCAGACGCAATATTTAAAGATCTATCAATATCACTTGTAAGGAGCTTGGCTGCTGTAACCGTTCCATCAGTCAGCTTTGCTCCACTTATTCCAGTTGCAACTTTTGCATCAGTAACTGCACCAGCAGCAATTTTTGCAGTCGTTACAGAAGTTGCACCTAAGGCAGTTGTATCGACAGCACCTGCTCCAAGCTTGGCTGCTGTGACTGCATCATCAGCAATTTTTGCTGTTGTAACAGAATCAGCAGCAAGAGTTCCAGCTTCAATTGTTCCTGAAAGTTTTGCAGTTGTAACGGCTCCATCAGCTATTTTTGCTGTTGTTATTGCTCCATTCGCCACGGCTGCTGTGTCAACGGCATTATCTGCAAGTTCTGAAGTTGTTACAGCGTTAGCTGCGATCTTTGCTGCTGTTACAGAATTAGCAGCAAGAGCAGCGGTATCTACAGCATTATCAGCCAATTCACTAGCTGTTATTGCATTAGCAGCAATTTGACCTGCTGTAAGTGAATTAGCTGCAATTTTTGTTCCATCTATATCTCCAGCAGATAAATTTAATTTTGCTGCTGTAATTGTCGAAGCTGCAATTTTTGCTCCTGTCACAGCCAAGTTTGCTATGGCTGCTGTATCTACTGCATCGTCTGCAAGTTCTGAAGCACCTACTGCATTTGCTGCTATCTCACTAGCACCTACAGAATCAGCAGCTAATTGAGTTGCCGTAATCGTGCCAGTAGCAATATTTGCTCCTTCAATCGTTGCGGCTGCAATTTTTGCTCCTGTTACTGCATCATCAAGAATTGCATTGGTGTCAACAGCATTGTTTGCAAGTTCACTAGCTCCTACCGCATCAGCAGCGATCTGAGTAGCTGTAATTGAATCACTTGTTATTTTTGCTCCATCTATATCTCCGTTCGATAAATTTAATTTTGCATAAACAATAGTTGTATTGGCAATTTTATCGTTAGTAACTGCTGCATTTGCTATTGCCGCTGTATCAACAGCATTATCCGCTAGCTCACTTGAGCCAATTGCATTTGCTGCTATCTCTGAAGCTGTAATTGTATTAGCTGCTATGTTTCCAGCTTCAATTGTTGTTGCAGCAATTTTTGCTCCAGTGATTGTGGCAGCAGCAATTTTTGCTCCAGTTACCGCTAAGTTTGCAATTGCAGCGGTATCAACTGCGTCATTTGCAAGTTCTGTTGCCCCAACCGCATTTGCTGCGATTTGAGAAGAGCCAATTGCTCCAGCAGCAATTTTTGCACTAGGAATATCACCATCTGCAAGATTTAATTTTGCATAAGTAATAGTTGCATCTGCAATCTTTACATTGGTGACAGCACTATTAACTATTGCTGCTGTATCAACAGCATCGTCAGCCAACTCACTAGCACCAACAGCATTAGCAGCTATTTCACTTGCTCCTACAGAATTGGCTGCAAGTTGAGTAGCAGTAATAGTTCCAGCAGCAATATTTGCTGCGGTAATAGTTGTTCCAGCTATCTTTGCTCCAGTTACAGCCGCTGCACCTAAAGCTGTTGTGTCAACAGCACCAGCAGCAAGTTTTGCAGCAGTTACAGCATCATCAACAATCGCATCTGTATCTACTGCATTATCTGCTAACTCAGAGGCAGTAATTGCGTTTGCCGCTATCTGAGTAGCTGTAATTGTGTCATTAACTAATTTTGCTCCTGTTATTGTTGCGTTCGCTATTTTTCCATTTGTTATTGTTTCATTTGCAATCTTGTTAGCGGTAACAGATGCGTTAACTATTGCATTTGTATCTACAGCATCATTTGCAAGTTCACTTGCTCCAATTGCGTTAGCAGCTATTTGTCCAGCAGTAAGAGAATTATTTGCAATCTTTGCTCCTGCTATATCGCCGTCACTAAGATTTAATTTTGCATAAGTAACATTTGCATCTGCAATTTTGAGAGTTGTTACAGCGTTTGCAGCTATAGCAGCACTATCTACAGAGTCATCTCCTAGTTCACTTGCCCCTATTGCATTTGCTGCTATCTGTCCTGCGGTAATAGTATTAGCTGCTATTTCTGTCGCCGTAATTGTTCCATCCGCTATCTCGCTTGCTCCTACTGCTCCCGCCGCTATCTCCGCTGCGGTCACAGCATCGGCTGCTATGGCTGCTGTGTTAACAGTATCGGTTCCAAGGCTTGCTAATGCCGTGCCAGGTATTGAGCCAGCATCAATTAATGCAACACCTTTTTCAACTAAAGCTTTAGCTGTGATTCGTTTGGTTTCAGCAGCACTGCCATCTACGACAGCTAATTCATCTCCAGCCGCTAAATCTGCCTCCGCTAATGCAGGCAATTGACTTATTTGAAGATCAGCCATTTAACTCTTGGTCTTTAGGGACAGTTTATACCTTTTATCTATTATGTCGCATCATCTTCTAAGAACAGTTTGCTTCCATCTTCTTGCAATAAGTAATCTGTAGATTCTTGTAAAATAAAACCAGGAGTTCCACCTACTTTTAAGTCAAATTCGCCATTAGTAACAAATTCTATTTGAGTTTTAACTATTCCAACATTGGGAATTGAAACACTACAACTTGTTATTTGTGCCGTACATTCATACCAAGCATTATTGGAAGAAGTAGCAGATTCTCTATAAAGAAAAAACCTACCAATAAAATCAGTACCTTGTTGAACTCTTAAAATCAGACGAGCCAAATAGCTTGAAAATTCTTGATCAGAAGAATAATCAGGATCAGAGGCAACATATCTATGCTCCCAAAAACAAGTCATTGATCCTTGCCCTTGAAGCATCCCATTGTCATATTGCCTTTTATATACCTCACCTAATTGGCTAATTTCTATTTGATCTCTTTGTGTAGTGAACTCATATTCTTCAATCCTAGCTAAAGGTCTATAGTTTTTATTTCTTGATATTATTGAAATTTCTTGATCTCCAGAAGGTTCAACCAAAGTCAAAGCATTTGTTTTTGCTCCTCCAACTGCAAATGCAAAAGTTTCATAAAGTCGCAAACCACCTAGATCATCAACATTAGCGAACCAACTACCATCTCTTGCATTATGACCTGAAACTAACTCTAAATTTGAAGATCCATCTGTTCTTTCTATTGACAATCGATCACCAGTAATAATATTTCCTTTTACACCATCAACAGAAAATCTTTTTCTTGAAACATTTACGTCACTAGGAACTAATGCAGCAGTGATACTCTGCTCCATTGAAGTTCTTTTGAGTTCAATGAACCCTCCACTACCTAAATAGGTGGGCATTTATAGAGTTAGAGCAGAAGGATGATCAGTTGCTTCAAATGAAATTTCAGCAGATAAAACTTCACCTTGGCTATTTGTCATAGCAATACTGGTCAAGATCACTCCCATAGTGATGCTTTTTTCATCACCGTCATAATCAGTTATTCCTAATGTCAAAGAAGTATTGTAATCCTGCCCTGTAATAACGGAAGGAGCAGCACTACTAGCTTTAACAAGCTTATTCAATAATGTAGAAGCCATTGTGTCACCAGCACCAGCACTTGCTGATGAATACCAAGAAATAGAAGCAGAGCCAGAAATACTGCGAGTTCCACCTGTAAGTTTTCTATCGTGATCACCCAATGTGGTGACATCCAAGGTTTCCTGTGATGCAGTGAAACTCCATGTAGTTACAGTTGCGACAGCGGTGTTATCCACTTTCATCAACCCATCACCGCCTGAATAGTAGCCCACGACAATCTTTAAATTAAACAGTCATTATATTCTAAGGCGAATCGAGGCAAGCAACAAATTTACATTGAACATTACTACGTCCAACAATCACACTTGTTACTTCTGGAGGGCCATCATATCTCCATTTTAAAGGTAATCCTTCTTTGAAAAAAGTTTGCATTTGACTGGATGCTCCTTCTATAACCCCAGTCCCATCAAAGGTAACTTCATCCCAAACTGAATTTACATCTTGATAATTTTTAAGAATTAAAGCTGCGTCTGCATCTGCAATATTATTAAATCCCAATGATAAAGTCGCTCCCGTCCGATTTTTTCCATATCGAATAACAGTTTTTACACCATTTTGAGACTCAAACTCAACTTGAGGATAATCGCCTGGCGAGTAACTTCTTGTGGAAGGAACTAGATTAGTAGGGTCGAATTTAGCCATTACTTTAATAACTCAGGGAAATACGTATTAAAAACAGTTTCGTTTGAAGGATCTGAATGTGCAAGAACATTTAATTTGTCTTGGCTATTAATAGGAACATGACTTGCAGCTATTTGAATAAAACCTTCCTCACCGTAAGTAATCGACTCAACTTTGTAAATCCTATCTTCTTCTGTCTGATCAACTTGGGCAAATAATTTATTTTTTAAACCTGCTGAATTAACACCATTACTATTAACAGAAAACTCCTTTGACTCAACACCACCTAATGTACCTGGTGACCATACATACACATTAATTGAGCCAGAGATAGGAGATCGAGAAATAACTACCCCGTCCTCATCAATGCTGCCATTATTAAAACGACTGGTATGAGTAGATTCAGTTACAACTCGTATATGATCTCCTGCTATTAAACCGAAAACAGAGCTAGGAATTGTCTCAAACACAATCCCATGATCAACTCCTTTTCTTAATGCCAAGGCAATCGCTGCAAAAGCTTTTGCATGTTCCAAACTTGTACACCAATTGCTTAAATCAAACACTTCTTCAGGTAAGTTTGGTGCTTCCGCTAAAAATTCTGCAATACTTGTACTAGGAAAATCATGGTTATAAGCATAAGTTTTAGCAATTGTTTCAGGAAACGCAGCAACTCCTTTACTATTAATCTTGTCGTTCCGATACATTACAGTTGCTTTAAACATTGTTCTCTCTTCTGGAGTTAACATAGTAACTTTGATATTCCTCATGTTTCCATCAGTAAATAAGGCTTTTATATCAATGCCGTTCTCAACAGTTGCATTGTAATTAATTGTATAATCAGCATTAATAGGGAAACTAGGTTTTAAAGAAAAACGACCACCTAAAATAGAAAAATCTAAGAAATTATATGCAGCATGTTCAAATATAAATTCTCTTAAATTAAATTTATTATCAATAATCCCATTCCAATAGAAACCATTAGCTTTGCAATATCTAGCCCCTTCAATCATACTTCGACGATCCACCCCATCATGTCCAACAAGATCACCAGCACCATATTCTTTGTTGGTTAATAAATCATGTGCTATCTCTACAAAATTATCGGTAGAGGCTATTTCAGAATTTCTAGTTAAATAACCAGTACCAGAATTAGGATTATTATCTGGAATTAAACGATCTACTTTTATTCCTTGTTCGATAAAAGCAGAGAAAGAGTTAAAACTAGTTATAGACCCTGTTGCCCCTACTCTGATGCCACCTATTGCAAGTTTTTCATAATTAATCTGCCCATTCAAGTTCCCATTATCAATAATTTCATTAATAAATGCTATCTCATGTTCTGCACCATTTTCATGGCTAGAAGCTTCAGAACTATATAAAAAATAATCAGCAACTACGTTATTAGGATTATGCGAAGGAGTTGTGCCAGCCCCTATAGCCCAATAATTCTGATAATACTGAAGCGTCCCATCTCCACTCCAGTCATCATGGATTGAGCCAGAAGGAGCTAACACTACAGGTTTTATCTTTCCTGTAATTCGTAATTCTGGAATAGTGGGTTCATCGTCAACAGTTACTGTGTCACCGTCAAAATAACCATCACCAGGAGACACCATTTGGAAAGTTTTATAAGTAGCAGAACTATCGCTTCTAGTCAGAACCTGTACCGTTAATCCCGAACCATTACCTTTAGTAGCTTTAGTCCCTCGGTTATAAACAGTCTCATTTATTTGTACTTTTTGTTGTTTTTGAATCCAAATAGCATAATAAAAAACCCTGCCTTGATAATCTGAAGCCCTTAAATCATGTTCCTGTGAATAACTTGATCCTACTGGATTTTTCGCAATCCTAAACCTACGCAATACTCCGTCAGGATTCCCAAAGATATCCTTTCCTTCAACCCATTTTGTCCAGTCAGGATATTCGCCGTTAGTTACTATTGGGTCTAAAGATCCTGTTGGAATCCAAGCTCTAGCACCATAAAAAGTCCACCGCCACTTTGCTTGACCACCTTCTGTATAAGGAAAAGAAACAGCCCCTATTGAGTTCCAAGTACTGTAATAAGCATTACCCTCTCTAGGTGTTCCTTTAAAATTTCTTTGGGTAACATTTGTCCATTGTGCATACACATCATTTGGACCATAACCAAAATAAGTCTCATAACCATCAGGGAAATAAGTTTCTGTTATATCTACAGTTTCAGTACCAGTGAAATTATTACTACCAGATTCAACTGGCTGAAAACTATCAACTGGCGCACCTAATACTACATTCCCAGCTTGATCACGAGCTAGTCCTAAACCACCTCTGTCCCATTCTTTATTATTTGTAAAACGATTCCCGTCATGGATAGAAGCCAAACCAGGCAATGTTTTTACAATTGCATGATATGAAATTGCCAAATCTAAACTATTATTTTTATGATATTGCAACTGACTTGTATAATTTAAAACGTGAACTTGTCGATCAGCATGTTGATTTAAAACGACATTACCCGCTACAGGCATAAATCTAAATTCATATTTAGACGTATAATCATGTTTAATATAAATCGTATTATATTGGGCTGTTGGGACTGAACCTTCTACACACATAATTTTACTACTTATATCAACAAAAGGATCAGTACTATTTATTTTTCTTGCCTGTAATTTAAAGAAACTTGCTCTTCTTACATATTTACTGACACTACCAAGTTGAATACTTCCATTACTTGTTTCATATGAACGCAATCGGTCTTGACTAGGCATTTCATTAACATTTGGATAACCATTAATTTGTCGCCAAACATTGCTTTTAATTCCTATTTCTGTAATATCTGATTCTCTAGTATTAACAAACGTCGCAAGTTTTACTTTCTGAACTACTAACGATTCATAAGGTTTTGCTGTCACATTTGTATCTCTAAAATCAAGATAACCTGCCTCATCAGCTTGTAATGTAATAGCCTTTTGAAAACCTCCCTCTGACGTTGGCTCTGAAGTCCAAATACCTCCATTATCTTCTCGAATTACTGTCATCAACGTAGATCCAACCATATATTGATCTCCAAGTTTTATTCCATCATCAACACCTTCTCTGGTGGTGTCAGCTACAGCCTTAGCGTCTGATGAACCCCAAGGTGAAAATTTATTCCATTTTTTTGATGAATCAGCCTCGATGATAGACGAATCAATCCATGCCGCCTCATTATCATCATGGTAAATACGATAATTAACTAATAACGGACCATTTGCGTCAATAGCGGCCTGAACTTGGCTTGGTGACAACGTGAGTCCACTCCAAGCACCTGGATAATGCGTAGAATCAGCAGAAGCCATGATGCCTACATATCTAGGATAATAATGTGCAAGTTTTCCCATTTTTATTCTTTGATCTCTTTTTATCCCATCATCTCCATCCTTCATCAATAAAATTAATTCCCAATTTAATTTATAAGCATTTCCATTTGGCATAGGAGAAAACAAGCCAAATTGAGTTGATGTACTAGGAGTTTTCGCACTTGAGAAACTTTCATTGTAACGATATTGTGGATTATTAAAAAAATCAAATTGAGTAAAAGTTTTAATTGAAAAAGGATCATTCGTATCGTATTCTCTGCTTCCTCTATTCTCATAATTATTAGTTTCTACAGAAGTACCTTCAGAATATTTATCTGAAAAATTTAATCTATTATTATTACGTTCACCTCTTGAAAAATATACTTGTAATTTTGTTTTAGGTATATTTGTTAAAAAAGTTTCACCTAATGCGAACGATTCAAATTTAGGTTTCGACCCTAATTCGCCATTAGAAAACAAACAAATGGCATTAATTTCTTGACCATATTGAACTGTTCTTATTTGTGACCACAGCAATTGACTCCTAACTCTTACTCCTTTTGCTGCATATACCAACGGTATCAATGACCCAAGGCTTGCTAGGTCTTGTAACGAATCAAAACCATGAGAAGGATTAAATCTACTTCTACCCTGAACACCTCCTATGTCTAATCTTGCTCCTTGACTTTGCTCTTTTGGCTTTGGTGTGAGGAGATAAGATGCAGCCGCAAGAGCAACACTTACAGCAACTGAACCCCAAAAGCTAAGGCCTGTTACTACTCCTGCCTGTGTAACGACCATCCAAGCAGGCAAAGCCGCAGGCATATTTACAATGTCTGCCTCTACAGGCTTTGCTTCAATTAAATCTAAAAACTCAAAATACTCTTTATCAGTTATACCTATCGATTCACATAGTTTTACCTCGAAGGGTAATAAAGTTCTAAAACCTCCAATCCTCCGATGGGACTCCATCGAACCGTCTTGTCTCGGAATGATAGCCAACCGCCTTTCCAATAAACAGCTAAAGCATAGCCCTTTTCTGCTTTGCAGAGTGCTACAACTCCAATATTAGCGGTTGTTGTAAGCGTTCCCCACTTTTTCAATTCATCACGAAATACCTCATAATCTTTCTTTCTTAAACGCCTGTACCAATCACGATTTTGTAAAGGAAAATCCATTCCATAACTTCTCACGACTTCTCCAGCAAGAGAAACACAATCAGCAGCTTTATGTTGATCTGGATTAGCTCCTAATCGATAAGGTAAGCCCAACAACAAGGCCGTCTTCATCTTGTAGATATTCTTCCAGTCACAGGTAAATGCCCCACCAAGCTACTAGTTAAAAATCGACCAAAATTCCCACCAACTGCATCGATACTAGAACTTAACATTATTTCGATTGTCGAATTGTCATATCCCATAGAAACAATTTTCCAAATATCTGTAGCCAAAATTGACTCTACAGAACTAAAAGTTAAATCAGTCATTTTGCAAAGCGAAACTCTGATACTCCAACCTTTATCGACAGCTTCTGCTGCATAACTCATTGATAACTTATTTGCACCCACAGATCCTTCTCTATCATTACTTTCATTTGCCAAAATCAAATTTGATTCAAGATTGTTTCCGTCTTTACTTCTTGTTGCACCTTGATATATAAAAGAAAGAAAATCAAATTTTTCATTATTACCTATTTTTGAATCTTTTATTCCAGCCCTAGTTGGTTCACTATTTTGAAACCGATGAATAACAGCAGAACTAATATCTCCGTTTGGTGGGACAAGCTTAGGATCATAAATCTCTATAAATGTAACTAAAGCAACTGCACTCATCTGATTCCTATCCGTGATCTAGAAGAACGATTATTTTGCAATGATCTCATTGTGGATGTTTGCCCCATTGAAGCACCTTGTCTTGCAGCAGCATTAATAATGCCACCCACAGCAGCTTTTGGTACATATTCATCACCATTAAAGTTTAATGTTGGGCCTGTGTAATTCACAGTTGTGGCTCTACCTCCTCCACCACCGTGCATTTCAACTCCAAGTTTTCCACCTTTTCCTCTCTTCAAAGGCATTATGGCTTCAGGGCCAGCTTCACCCATGACCCCTAATTTTGACCCACCATATTTAAACATTGTTGGTGCGCCTACTACACCACCATTCCTATAAGGAACAATATTGTTGTTAGCCATAACACCACCTTTTGCAAGACCTAGTCCTGGGAACATAAAACCCATTAAAGGTTTTGTAATTGCTTGTCTAATAGCAATCCTCAATATGTCAGAAATAACTGAATCAGCAAAATCTTTAAAAGCAAACTTTCCTGTTTTAACAAAATTCACTAAAGTATCTTCCATCTTCTGGAAAGCACTAACGGTTGCATTATCAATACTCTCTTGAAAATTCTTTATTTCATCTGCAAACTTTGCCAACGGTGATTTATCACCTTCGCCTCCTCCCATACCAGCTAATTTCTCAGCTTTTTTCATTAACTCTTCCATAGAAACATCATCTTTTACTGCCTTTCTAAAGTCTTCTATTGCCTTCGTTAACTCGTCATATTCTCCTTTTAACTTGGCAATTTTAGAAGCTCTAGTTGCTTTACCTCGTTTTTGATCACTATTCTCCAATTTTGCAATTTGTCTTTGAATTTCTAATCTTCTCTTAAATATCTTGTTTACATCTTCTTCGGTTGCATCTCCAGATGCCAATTTTGCTTTCAATCTATCGTTTGCAGTAGAAAACCTCCAAATAGCAATTGTAGCGGCAGTAAGACCAGCCGCTAAAGCAACATAAGGATTAGCGTATGCCGCAACATTTGCTTTCCATTGAGCAATTGTTAATGCCTTTAAAGCAAGAATTTTTAACCCTATAAGTTTAATTATTGGTGCGAACTTCATTGCTAACAAAGCAGCCCCTAATTTGCTTGTACTTATAGCTGCTGCTGCTGCTGCTGCCCCAGCAACAGCCATGACTGAAGCAAGTGCATGGAAATTATCAACTACAAATTGAATTATTCCAGCTATAGCTTTGAAAACAGGAATCATCGCCTGAGCAATCGTTACAACTGCTGGCAAAATAGTTTTTAAGATTTGAATACCAATTTCTTGGAATTGTTCTCCAATAGGAATCAACTGTTTACCAACAGATATTCGTAATTCATTAAATGCAACTTTTGCCCTTGCACCTGCTTCTTCGCTTGACTGAGCAATCTTTTTAGCAATTGGAATATATTCTTTACCAAGAGAAATTACAAATTTCTCAAGCATATCTAGACCTACCGTTCCATCTTTCAACATCTTCTGCAAACTTGCAGCTTCCATATCATTTGCCTTTGCAAACTTAGTCACGGCTGCTGGAAAGCGTTCACCGAGTTGCCCAGAAAGTTCTTCGGCTGATACCTTGCCTTTTGAATAGATCTGAACAAGTGCAGTTATCGCTGCTTTTGCATCTTCCGAACTACCTGCTGTACCTTTAATAGCTGCAATTACACTTGTAAATGCCAAAGAAGCATTATGTACATTTCCTCCAGCACCAATAACCGCAGCACTTAACCGAGTCATACCTCGGATTGCTATTTCTTGAGGAACATTAAACTCTTTAGTAACTCTCGCAGCAGTCGCTAAGGCATCTTTATATGCCTCCATAGAAGCGGCTGGATCTCCTTCTACGCTGGTTGCTCCTTCTAATGCAATTTTTGATTTCTCTATATCTGCTGCATATGTAGTTGCACCACTTATTGCTTCAGTAGCAGGTTTTAATGCGAAACCTGCTGCAACGCCAGGAATAGTACCAGCGGCAAATCCTTGACCAGCAAGTTTACTTATGCCACCTCCAATTAATCCAGTTACACCAGGTAATGGGCCACCAAAAGCAGCAGCACCAGCAACTGTACTTAAACCTTGGAACATATCTTTACGTCCAAAGGTTGCCTTATTCATCGAGGCATTTGCCTTATTTATTGCAGCATTTACCCTATTAATTTCTATTGTGAGTTCTTTAAATTCTTTCGTTGAAATATCTACATTTTGACGAACTCTAGTTAAAGCACTTACTTGAGCATTTAAATGGTTAATTGTGTTAGGAGTTACTTTTCCTAACCCCATAATCTCATTTTTTAATTTTGTAACATTTTGTCCAGCTAATTTAATTGGATTTTCTAATTTTTTAAATTTATTTCCAAGACCTTGCAACTGTGCAAAACCTTGTAAATCAAGTTTTAAAGAAACTACCTCAACAACTTTTGCCATATCAAGAATCCTTCTTATTCATTTCGGTGAGAGCAGCAGATTCCATGATTTTTAAATCCTCAAGCATCTCTCGTCTGTTCTCTACATTGTATATGTCAAATAAGCCACCTGCACCTAATAACACCTCATATTTAAGACCTACAACTCCACCAAAAGACATAGACCATTGAGTTTGCATTCGTAAAAACATTAAAACTGTTTCCCAATTCTCTTCCCAGACAATGCATTGACCATTTTCTTCTGTATCTACTTCTGGTTTCTCAGGAAGTTTAATACCAAAGATTTTGGCATCTTCACTCACCTGTTGATTTGATCCGCTGCCACCCGAAACCCAATAAAGAGCAGCATCAGTTAGTTTTTTGCATTTGCATTTTGATAAAAATTACCAAATGCTTGAACTACACCAGCCACCCAATCAACATCTTCAGAAAAAGCTTTTAATTCTTTATCAGAAAAAACAATATCTTTTCCATCTTCATCTTGAATTTGACTCCATCCAACTATTATTTTTTTTAAAGCACCATAGTCTTGTTCAGCTTCAAACTTAACAAGTTCTGATTTTTTCAATCTTTTAAATTTAATAATAAAAGTAGAACTTTCAAATTCCCCTGGTTTTGTCTCTGAAGGCTTTTTAATTTCAACAGGCCAAGGATAGGCAGAAATCTTTTTCCGTATAAAACTCATTAGATAATTAATAGAGATACTTCGCCACTCTACTCAGAAAAAGAGAGGGCGTAAGCCCCCTTTTACCTATATATCAAAGAGAACTCATCGTTACCACTGGTAGATGGACATGCAGTAATAGGAATCTCAGCCATTACAATGCCGTTTTCTTCTCCATAAGCCACATCTCCTATGTCTATTTTGGTTGATGCAAATTGAACAATATTGCCAGCCGTTGTTCCATGAGTAAACGTCAAGTTACCTAAAGACGTATCACTTAAAGCAGCAGCAAAATAATCTTTTTGTGCAATTGTTGGAGCTTCGATAGTGACACTACCAGCAGAATTTCGATCAATAATATGTACTTCTTTTGTTCCCCCAACAAGTTCCATATATTGCGTGGATACACCAGCGTCAAACTGAATAGATTGACAAGCCCCTGCGTAAGCTAATAACTGGAATCCAGTTGTATTTCCATCTCTAAAAATTATTGGAGTTGCTTGATTGCCATAGCTAACAGTAGGAAGAGCTACGTCTGCTGGGGCTACATATATGCCTTGAAATGAAAAATTTAATTTAGGAATTTCTCCCACAGAAGCTTCCAATGCCCAGCTTCCTCGACACCCTGTCGTTTTATGTAAAACACCATCTACGTTGTAATAAATAGTTGCTGACTCAAACGATCCAGATACAGGTGCATAAGTAACACTTGTTCCAGAAGCAACAGTTTCGCTGAATCCACATGCCCTTAAAGCCTTCCCAACTCTAGGAGCTGTGCCTGCTGCTGTTGAGCCAGCGAGTTCTACGCTGAAAGCACATTCAACCCTTGTGTTAGCTAATAATTGCCTTGAAGAGCCAAGATACGGACGTACTAAATCCCTTGAGATAACATCACTTGCTTGTGGAGTTATCGACAGATCGCTTACTAGTATTGCGTCTGCTCCTGTTGGGGTTGGATCGGTTCCGTAGCTGCTTTCCAGTTCCAGAAGAATTACTCGTTTCCTGTCCAAAAGTGCCATTTTCTTTTACCTGATTTGGGATAGGGGGAGAAGTGCGCTTAATTAAAGTGCGTTCACCTGTCTCTGGGTCAAGCGAATAACTACCGCCTTCGCTTGGATTTACTTCGTTCATAGTAGAGGAAGTGGGTTGTTAGGCATAACCTTTAAGACGACAAATTGTTATAAGAAGAACGATAATCGACTTCATACTCACACATTATTATTCCTGCTGGCTGATCAGCTTCAAGAAATTCAAAGCTTGTACTAGATGGTCTTACATCTAAAGCTAGTCCTCCAAGAGTAGGATCATTTACCAACTTTGGATGCATACTTTCTATAGTAGGATCTGCAATATTATCAGGAATATTTCCTCTAGTAATAACAACAACTCGAACAGTCAATGTCCAATTTAATCCTAAATAATTTGAATTTCTAATAGTTGGCTGATCAGCCACTGGCTCAATAACAATTGATGGAGTATCTGCTCTTTTAAACGCTTCTGGCCTACTTCTAAAGATACGAGTCCCTACTCCAGTTGTCCCAGCTAATTGAGTCTTTAAAGCAGCAATAATTTGTTCTCGTTTCGTAGCCATAATTTATCCCTAAGTTTTAGTAAGAGAGACAATGCATAAAACACCATCATCTATTTTTCTAACACTACGCACCGTATAAGCAGCTCCATTAACAGTAATACTTGCACTAAAATCCAAGCCTCCTAAATCAGAAGTTTTTGCAGTTAATTGATAATCAGTGCTGAGAACAACTCCATCAGCAACTATTTCATCAGGCTGCTCAAGAATTCCTTTCACAGTAGAACCTCCAGACACAACAGTATCTGAGAAATCCTCAAAGAAAATATCTATGTCTTCAGTAAATGCCATAAGAAAAAGCCCCCTCGCAGACATAAGGGGGCCATAAATAAATTAGCCGTACTTTTTCAAACCGAATCCATTTACAGAGAATGTAAATGATTGACCTGATGAACCACCAATTGTGTACTTGATGCGAACGTAACGTCTTGCATCATCCTTGTTCACAGAAACTGCTTGAGCAGAAGCTGTACCAGTCACCTGAGTGAAAGCAACAGCACCTGAAGCAATTGCAGCGAATGAGGAGTTATCAGCAGAATCTTCAATTGTTACGTTGAGAGTTGGACTTGTACCAGCACCAGCAGCAGAATCTAAAACGAATACAACGTCACCGTCATAGAGTCTTAAATCAATACCTGCTGTTTGGCCTGTAGCTGTCCTAGCTGCTGTTGGATGACCTGCGATCAAATTTAATTTGCCGAGGTTCTGTTGAATAACTGACATTTAAGCTGTCTCCTTTTTAGGAGTAGAAGGTTTTTCTTTGGGAGCCGCAACCTTCTTTGCAGCAGGTGCAGCTTTTTTAACAGCAGGCTCAACGACTAATTCAGCCTTATTGCTGCTAAGTAACATTCGGCCTACGTTCTCTTCAACTTCAAGTGTGGAGCCAGCCTTTTTAATAAGGCCAGCCACCATCACTCCTCTGATGAGTTTTACCTTCATCAAGTTATGTTCCGAGGCAGAAAGCAGTTGGCTGTTTAACACCGAAATCACAGTCTTGTAACGCTACTATTCTAACGCTTCCTGATTTGGACATTGCATATGGGTCAACAGTAATGTCTAGACCAGACCAGAACGCAGCTATCAACTGACTAAAGTCACCGAATAAGCAGTCGTTGTTTGTTAACTGGTTAGAAAC